AAACTCTTCTCTCCTCTACAGACATAGATCAGGTTAATCGCCTTTCGAACGCAGAGATCAACGCCAATCGTGCCGCTGAAGCACAGAAGCCGACAGAAGAAGAAGTTAAAAAAGCCAAAGAAACAGCCAAGAAGGCTAAAAAAGAAAATGAAGCTAACGCTACTGGCGGTACGAAAGCCGATACTGATGAAGCGGGTGCCGATGCTAATGCCGAAGCGGACGACACTACTGCCACAGACGCGGGTGACACTACGGACACTACTGACACTACTCCCGAAGCGCCAGATGCAGCAGCCGAAGCTGCACCAAAAATACCAACCGTCCCAGAGATACCAGATGTAAAAGGGGCTAAGTATAAAACGACTGCTGGTAAAGATGGCTGGACGGCACAATTAGATAAATCTTTTGACGCTCACATTAAAGGTAACAAACTTAAAGCAGCGAACAAAAAGAACGGCACAAATAACAAGATCCTTACAAAAGCTGAAATTGGTAAAATCCTTGCAGCCGATGAAGCCCATATGAAAGATGGTAAGATAACTGCCGCAGGGCGACAGGCAATAAATATTCACATAGCCGCTAGAGAAGGAAGAACTTACAACGGTAAGACACAAAGTGTATATACGAAAAAGCTCGTAAACGAAATATTCGGCACGCCCGTTCGAAAAGACGATGCTTCTTTTGCAGATCCAAACTTAGCTGAAACTGAAGATGCTTTAGCGGCGGATGCCAAGAAAGCCAATGAACCTGAGTTGGCTGAAGTCTCCGAAGACGCCGACGACGCGTTCTTTGCAATCGTTGAGGCGTCTGGCTACTACAAAACACTTCGTGCTAAATCTGTACGCAACCACTTTAGTGCGGTCTTGAAGGCAGCGTCAGACGAAGGCACGCCGATGTCGGAAGATATGTCAGCGGCTATACGTCGCCGTATCGACCAGTTGGAAGGTGACGTTGGCGCGACGTACACATCTCTAAAAAGTCAGCAAGAGGTCGCTAAATTTAAAAGCGGCATGTCTGTAGCTGCACGAAATGACGACTTAAAGTACACACCTAAACGGGTAGCCGAGGCAACTCGTAAGGTTGGCGATGCTCTTGCGTTCGACAAGTACGCTGGCAGGGTATTTAGAAACTACACAGACGTTGCTACTGGCGAGACCAGAACCTCAAGCAAGCTGAACAACTTATTCAAACCTGGGTACGAAACCAGTGATGGTCGTACAATTACTGAAGGCGCTGATATTTTTCAGCGGCGCAACGAAACTCGTGAAGTAGCAAGGGCGCGTGCAGAAACTGACCTCACTATGGGTAAGTTAAAAGGCGTTTATCCTTTCCCCGCGCGCGCTGGGCAAGCAATTCAAGGTTCAAGGGTTCCTGCTGAAGAAGGCCAAGAAGTCTTCGGTGTGCTTATACACAATGAAAAGACAGGAAGCTCTCGTTTCTATACGTACCCAACAGAAGCGCAGGCTCTTGACCGCATGGGTGTTAAGCGCCCAGAGCAGTACAAAATTGTTGATGATAACATCAAGGGCATCAGCGTACGCGAAGAGTTTGAGAAACTGATCGACAAAGCCGAGGATGACTTTGGCAAGGACGGAGACCTCGATAAATTCGTAGACGAAAAGGAAACCCTTAAAGCACGAGCGCGTAAGGGCGGTCTTCAAGTAGACGGGCCAGAGCAGCAGAAGGTTGTTGATGGTCAGGGCAACGATGTAACGGATGTGCAGGAATTACCTGATGTCCCACTTACCCGTGGCGACAAGATCCTAATGATCTTGCCCAAGACACTAGAATTAAAACCTCGGGTAATGGCCCCGTACCAAGTCGATAATGGCGGCTCACTTGCGCGTCTTCTGGGTAAGCAGACGGTCGAGAATTATAATATCGGTTATGTCCCGCGCGAAGTTGATGGAAAGAAAATAACCAGCGCAACAGATCGCGACAAACTCAAGAGCCTCTTTGAACCCTTAGATCAAGCCAATGATATTGGTGAACAGCCTGCACCGAAGAAGGTACAGGAGAAATTACCAGAAGCACCGCTCGATTACGCCGACGCGATGAATACTGTCGTGGATATTAAGAGATTGGCGTCCACTCCCGAAGGCAAGTCGATAGCACGTCGCCTTTATATCGGTGCTAAATTAGTGAGTAGCACTAATTACGCTGATACCCTTGAGGAGTTCATGGTATCTAAGCCGTCACTTGCGGATATGGTCGATATTCTAAAAGACATAGAGAACGCAAATTTCCGTTTAGATATTCCTAACAGCTCTACAGAGGTTCCTTTCGGAAACCGCCTCGATGCGATTACTGCGTATCTTCACGTACTTAACAAAGAAGCGCCATTGGGCTTTAGGTTGCCTGGCCAAGACATTGAAAAGTCTATTGTCGAGCTTCGTAAAACTGTAGGCCAAATGAACAATTCGACATTCGCTCACATCGAGAGAATGTTTCGTGCGATTGCCCCGCAAAACTCCGCGCCTGCGTTTAAGCCAATCAGCGAGTACAACCTTTCAGGGTTAATAGATGATGACGTTGCAGGATTGTACGCATCCAAACCACTTTCGTATCAGGAAATGAGAAGCATTGGGCCAGGATCTACAGATGGAGACGTGGGGCCAGACTTCAACAACATATTCTTGAACTCTAAGAACGTGGATAAAGACGGTACGAAGACTGGCATCTCATCTTCGTTCGTTGTGATGCACGAACTTGGTCATTGGGCGTACATGAACCTAATGACACCAGAAATGAAGTTAGAGTTCTGGCAGTCAGCCAGCAAATACTACGATCAAAAGGGTCGTTTTGACGGTGGCTTCGTATCTGATCGCGTCGAAGGCACGTTACTTGATGCGTACTCACCGATGGTGCGTGACGGCGCTGATGTCGCTGGCCTCACGAACTCAAAGCAAAACCCTGGTGAACTTTTCGCAAACCAGTTTGCACTTTGGGCGCACCATAAGTTTGATGCACCAATAGCGCCGATGAGCTTCTTTGAAAAAGCGACAAAGCTAATACAGAAACTTTGGAAGCACATTACAAACCGTCACATCGTTGATCCAGAACTTGAGCCTATCTTCGAGAAGATGATCGCGAGCAAAGACGAGGCTCTTCGCGTACGCTATACGATGCCCGTAGAAGCGCAGACAAAGCTGGGTCAATCTCTACGAATAAGATACGACCAAGTGAGCAGGGCCGTACAGGATTTTGAGGCAGCACGAGACGGCTTCCCAGAAATGCACGACATTGAAAAGATGGGCCTCGCTTCACGTCGATTGGCAGCTACATTCCAGGGCATAGCGATGACAAAGCGTGACCGCTCTATCTTGGCGTCCCGCGAGGGCCGTGCGACGGCAACTGATCGGGCGTTGATCGAGGGCTACACTGGCGCATTCCAAGCCATCAAGGGTCATACAAAACTTAGAGGGTTTGCTAAACAGATCAACGAGCTTACTGGTTCTGTTGATTATGCTGTAGATACTGTGAACGACCAGATACCCGACGATGGTAACTTCTGGGAGAATATGGCTGCAATGGGTGGCTCCAGCTATCATCCCGATATGGCGAAGGATATGATCGCCTTATGGGATGGTGGTCTAGGCAAATACGCCAAGGGAAAATTAGAAGAGATCAACGAAGCCTATATGAATGTCGAGTATGGCGACATTCCAGAAGCTAAGATTTCTGATGAGCTTCTAGCCACGCGCGAACGGGTCGGCCTTACACCTAAAATGATGGAGAAGATCGCCAGTAAAGATAAAATGAAGGCGGCAACTAACCGTCAGCGGCGTAACTTTAAGAAGTCATTAGAAGCAATCATGAGCAAACAGGGCAAGTCCAATAAGGAGGAGTTCAAGGGTCAGGTTGTAAAGGGCACGAAGGGTGGAGATACAAGCAAGTATTCCCTCGCAGAAGCCTTGGCTGAGTACCGCCGACAAATTGACGTTGACGGGAAGCCGACCGAGTTTGGCGGCAAGTTGGCAAATCGCGTCCGCCACCTAGTGAAGACAGACGTAAAAGAGATTGTACTGACCGAAGAAGAGCAGGCCATCTATAATACTTGGCAGTCCAAAGAGAAGGTCAAGGGTGGTGGCAACAAAGGAAAAGCCAACGCCGTTCAGAAAGATGAACTTGCTCTGGGCCTAGCTTTCTCCGCAGACGGAGAGACAATAAAAGGTCTTGGCGCAACGCCAGAACAGGCAATGAATATAATGAAGAACCTTATTCGGACGCGTGCAGCTAATCGCGCGGCTAAAAAAGGTAGCCGCGAAAGCAACGCAGTCGAGAAAGCCATCATTGTTGAGCAGGCCCAAGACGCGGGTACAGCTTTCGAAAATGGTATTCCGCCCAATGCTACAGTTAAAATGCGTGAGTACCTACGTGGGATTACTCATCGAGACAATCAGACCGAGCTAGTGTCCCGTACCATTACGGCCCGCCTTGCTCGACTGGGTGTGGAGAGCCTGCCACAGTCTGTTGATGCAGCTTCGTACGGTTCGTACCGTAAGGTCGTTCGTACGGTTGGTACGAACCTCGTACGTGGTGATGACATATCTGGTGCAGTGTCTTTCGTAGGCGAGGCTCTGTACTCAAGTCATGCAGTTAGCCACTCCACTCGGAACGTATTTTCCAAAGCAAGCTCTGTACTCGGCATTCCACAAGAGCGTCTTTTTGCCGACGTATTAGTTGAGGCAACAGACCTCACTTCTAATAACCCACAGATCAAGGCTATTCAGAATATCATGGACGGCGAGGACATGGATTTCTTTGACGACTTCATCGAGGAGTTGGACGATGAGATCATGGAAGCAACTGGCTACGTACTAAACGGACTTATAAGCAGCCTTCCAGCACGAGAACGCTTCTCTATGATCACTGCGTACGGAGATATGATTGGTTCTGCCAGTCAAAGAAAAGGAAGTCCACGCGCACGATATGGCGATAGTGTCCCAGCAGAGTATGCGATTGATCACGCTAATGAGATCATGGAAGACTACTCAATGGCTGGATATGAGGCCGTTCGTGAGTTTACAGGCGACAACATAGTACCAAACTTTACCAACGGTCAGGCCAATGGGATCTTTGGTCGGGGTACTTATGTAACTCGTCAGCCTCTCAACACGGTTCAGAACAGACGCGATGAGATAATTAGCTCTGCCTCTGCTGAAAAGCGAGAGGACGTAATGGAGATCGTTGACGCTCTTGAGATGACGCGCTCCAAGATAAACAATGCTCGTATAGACGGATCTGCATCAGGACAATACATCGACAAGCTATACGCATTGGACGACGTACTAAGCGAAGAGCTTAGTGGCATGGGTGTAAACCTTAGAACTGAGACCAACCCAGTCTTTATACGGGACTTGGAGCCAGCCTTGTTTACGAACGAAATGACCGTTCGTAGCCCAATGGTCAAAGCTATCATCAGTCACCTTAAAGCAAGCGGTCAGCCCAGAGAAGCAGGCGAACTGTCAGCGATACGTGGCATCTACACAGCGGAAAATATGGCCGCTGAGATAATTGGTGTCATTGGTGGTCTCCGCAAGTTTAAGCGGGTGATGAAAGATGCTGGCTTTACAAGCATCGAAGCCAACGGTGAAAAGATCATGCTGTCTAATAGGGATGTGCGCTCCATACGGAGTGATGTCTTTGATGACGCGACAACAATAATTGGTGAGAACTCAAGTACGCACTCGATAAATGGGCGTATAATGGAAGCAGCTACAGTCGGCTCGCCCGTTCGCGTACTGAACCAAGCAGCTACAGAACTTGAGCAAGCAGGCGTTCCAGCTCGTACACTTGAGGCTATGATTTCAGTAGCACGCGGTCGGGGTATGCCATCAGAAGCAGCATCCGAAATACGTAAGTCTAACATATTCAACCCAATCCGTACGAACTCTAAGATTATGGATCGCTCTGGGTTAAAAACCCTGGCCAACTTCTTCGAGCCGAAGGACGGAAGTGGCGGGCACTTCGAACGTACGAATGCACGCATGGGTAAGTTCGTTATTCCCCTTACAAAGTTACTGAAGCAGCTTCCTGATAGCAGCAATAAGCTCGTAAACTACTGGCGTACTGGCCCGCAGCTAATGGCGGAAAGTGCAATGGGCGCAATGGGCATCAATCCGAAACGTCGGATGACACAGCCAGCCAGCCACATGCGTATTATATCTGCGCTTAGAGATGAGAACAAAGCATCGTCTCTGATCCCGCAAGAAGCAGAGGTTTACAATCACGTACGCGGTTACTTGGACGAAGCTACAGGTAGGCTAAAGGCATCAGGCGCTATCGTCGGAGAAATTAAACGGAACTACTTCCCGCAAGTCTGGCGCAAGGACTTGATTGAAGCCGACCCAGAAGAGTTCGTACGGCGCTTAAAGAAATACTTCCTTGCTGAACGGAATGGTGCGGGAGATGCGGCTGTGGCTGAGACTTCAGCACGACGCGTCGTACAGAGATTGCTTGATGAGGACGGTGTGTATTCCAACCCCGCCCAGAACTTTAAGCGTATGTCTAACAAGGCAGGCGACCAGTCTGATCACCTAGATTACAATCGCTTGATCAGGCTGGATGAGTTCCCAGAGTTTGCTGACTTCGATACTCCTGACAGCTTGGCTGTGTTCCTAGAAAACGATGTCCTTGTTGCCATGACAAAGTATAGTGACAACCTCGAACACCGCATCGACATAACTGAAGAGTTCGGCGTAGGTGCCCACGGGTATCACGACTACTTGTCAATCGTAGCGCAGCCTATGAATGCCGTTAAAGTCATCGGCGGCCTGCTGTCATCTAACAAGATCATAAACGCCAACTATGTACGCTCTGGCGGTACGGATCATGGGGTCAAGGAGAGTATCTTTGACAACAACTACTTCTATGCACCTATTAAAGAGAAGTTCGCAGCCGAGAGAAAGGCAGAAGAGCTGATCAAGATGGCGCAGGATGGGTCAAGCGCAGCAGAAATAGAAGCAAATATCATGGATGTCTTGGGTGAAAAGCTCTCTGACAATCCAGATGCTGTCATGCTACGCAACAACTTCCGCAAGAGGGCGAAGGCTGTTGCAAGTGCGCTATCTGACACTGAAGGATTGCAAAAGGTCACATCGAACCAGAACTTGCGCCACGCACAAGGGTTCATGAACTCTGCGATGCGGCGTCCTGTTGATGGGGTACATGGTACATTCTCTATGGTCAGTGCCTCGAAGTGGTTGCGTGGTGTAAATGCGGTAACGCTCCTGGGCTTCACCACACTTACCTCCCTGGGCGACTTGGTTCTTCCGTTGATACGCACAGGAGACATCGGTGCGTACACTAAGTCACTTCGTAAGTTTGCTACTGATCCAGAATATCGTGACATGATCCGCAACATCGGTGCGGCAACCGAGAACGCAGTGCATCAACGTCTAACAGTTGCGCATGGTGTAGACAGTACGCAGTTTATGACTGGGTTCTTTAATTCTACATTACTTACTCCTTGGACGGACATGATGAGAGATGTAGCGGGTGCCGTTTCGTACGAACACTTGAAGGCCCAGCACAGGATCTTAAAGACCCGTCCAACATCACGAGCTGGTCGCATTGCTCGCCGCATACTTCGCGAGGAGGGGTTAGCTGAGTTCGTAGACGATCAGTCACTTGATATGGACTTGATTATGGAAAGCCGTTTCTCAGGAAACGAACACCCATTGGCTGACAAGCTGTCGTCGTCAACAATAAAACTGACTAACCAGATGATATTCACGCCTAATCCTAACGACATACCCCTCTGGGCGCAGACACCTCTTGGTGCGATTGCGTTCCAGTTGAAGTCGTACCCACTCATGATGACCCGACTGGTCAATAATGTAGCGGGTGAGGCATTCCGTGGGGATACTGTTGCGGAGCGTGGCGCGAACTTTGCCAAGGCGTTCGTAGGCGCAAGTGATAATCGACTTGGGCCGTTGGCTGCTCTGCTGGTCGCTGGCCCTGCAATGGGTGGTGTGGCTGTCGGTGCGAAAGACATTGTTCAAGGACGTGGTGGCGAGGACAACAGAGAGTTCGAGCTGAGAGAACGCAAGTTGTCTGAGACAATAACAGGAGCCTTCGAAGATAACGAAGACATGGACATGCTTATGGGCTGGTACTTTGATGGCATGGTAGCTCTGGGCGGCATGGGTCTGATTGGAGAGCTAATGTACGACATCGGATCACAGACTGATAACGGTGCGTATGGAGCGCAGCGCACTCTGGAAACCATCGGTGGCCCGACAGTCGGGCTATTCAATGACGCCCAGACAGTTCTTCAAGGCGGTCGCTCTTGGCTTGATGGTACGGATGCTAATGGAATGCGGCGTGCGGCTACTCGCGAAGTGGTCGGACGAGTTCCAGTTCTCGGCGGCGTATCTTGGGCTAAGGAAGCCATAGTCGATGGCATCGCAGGAGAACGCGGAGCGGGTGGTAGAAAGAAAACTTCTGGATATGGTGGAGGATATGGAGGAGGGTACTAACCCTCCTTACTATCCATTTCGATGGCTTCCCATCCAGTACCGACGTAGCCAGCAATATCTACCCAGCTATCCATCTTTCGTGGAGATGTCGTCATACGCGACAACTTCACGATAATCATAATCATCGCCACATGCTCAACGCGTACTCGCTCGCCATCCTTCAGAATGGATCTCAGTATGACCGTAATCATCGAGGCTATGTCTGAGAAGTTGTCGTACGGCTCGCCGTACTCCTCGTTTCGGTCTGCGTTAATTAGGCGCTTGGCTTCATCTAGCGGTAGATCTCTGGGTTTAGATGCCACGAAGATACCCCATTTTCACCATATCAATTTCTAACTCTGTCGCCTTACACTTCAGCTCGACCATGCGCTCTTTCTCGTGGCGCAACTTTGTCTTTGCCCTGTGGATGTCGTCGATATTCGTTGGGTCTAAAGCCTCAAGACGTTCGTAGATACTTTCGATCTCGGCTTCTTTTCTAATGATGCCCGTTCGGGCGTCACTAAGTTCTTTGAATTTTTCCATGAAACTTATGCCTTCTGTGTAGGTCTGAACATTTCATACTTATCACAGGCATCAAGTGCTTCTCGTCCCGTTAGTTTACATGTCCATCCACCATTTTTATTGGCGAAACTGTGCTCGCAAAATTGGCAGGCGGGGCTAACGTCTGGGATATTCCAACAGCTTTCCCTCTTGAAGCACGACTTGCAACGCCAGTCTTCGGGTGCCGCTGAGACGCGCACCGCCTGCCCATCAAGTGCAGCCTGTATCTTTACGTACATTGTGTCCCATTCTTCTTGGTCGAATGAAACGATCTCCGCGTGATATTGAGAGTTGTTTTTGTTGTACGCAACGAACAGACTACGCTCGATCCTAAACATCGCCATCATCATTTGCATCTGGCGATAGTATCTTCTGTGAGACGACTTGACCCCTGTGGTCTGGAACTTCTTGAAGTTCGCATCATTCATGGATTTGATTTCAAGAATGGCTTGACCCGATCCATCTTCGAAGTCCACCAACCCATCAGAGTGACAGGATACGTGGCCATTGAGCCACTCCCTGCGGTGCTGACGGCCAGTCATGTCGTCTTTCTCGTACACCCTCAAGTCTGCACGTTTCTTCAGATCGAATACGACCCAATCCTCGATGCGGTGCCCTGCAAAGAAGATCCGTTTTAGTTGTGGGTCTGGAGCTACGTCAGGGAACCCGCGAAGAGACAGGGACATTTGTGCGATACAATCTGTCCCTGCCATGGAGGCACCGATGTAGCATCGGGCCTCTCCACGACTTTCGTTGGCGTAACCCTCGTCGATGTCCGCAACTAGCTTCTTTGCTATGGGGTGTACTGGGTGCATTAAAACGGGATCTCGTCGTCCAAAGGTTTCGATGCGGCTGCCTGATCCTTTTCAGCGGGTGGCGCGAAGTGGTAAGAAACCTTTGCTTGGTTCTTGCCGTTGTATTCTTCGTTCTTCACGTTGATGCCAACAGTCTTTCCTTTGAAGTACGCTGGCGCTGGCGCTTCTTTGCCATCGTGACCAAGCGTCAACAGAAGTTCTTTCAACTGCTTCCTTCCAACATCAGTCGCAGCAGGAGAGCCGCCGTGATACACGTATATCCACTGACGAATAGACCCGTCCGTGTTGTCGTACGAGAGAACAAGGCGGGCAGTATTTTTCGCATCGTCTTTTTCTACAGCCGCGTCTGTAATCTTCACAACGTGGCGACCCATACCCAGTATGCGGGTTGTTTTAACTTCGACACTGGATAAGTCCATGCCTTCTAAGCCCATGAAATCACTCATTAGGTTTTTCTCCTTGGTAGTTTTTATATTCAGCATCAGTCATATAGATGCGGCTAAGTAATTCGGTAACGTCGTCAACCTCTTCGAATGGTTTAAGGCGACGGTGCGGGTCACGAACTTTGCCGTGCCACCCATTTACGTTGTCGGTGATTAAGTATCTGCGAACAGATACCTTCCCGCCTTGCTCAGATGTCTTGCGTACAAGTGGGAACACATTGTCGTATAGGGCAGGGATCAATCGCTGCACCTTCTTCTGAACCATCATAGGCCAGTAGTTTGTCACGCCGTTGTCGTCGTTCTCTTCGTTGGCTAAGGCGGTGATCAATACGTGCATCGGTAGATCGCGAACCCATTTCAATGCGAACGTAATCTTTCTTTCGTACATGCCCCACTTCTCAAAGCCGTTGCCCGAACCAGACATCTCAGCCTCGACATCAGAGAAACATTTCTGACTAAGCTCAGTCGCACTGTCGATAGCAATCCACTTGTAATCCTGCGCTCTGAAATCATCCGAGTTAATGTACTGCATCAGATCCTTGAAGGAATACTGGTCGTCCTTTGGCTTCCGATCAAATGTCGAGAAGGGTAAGTAGTCGATGGACATATCACTAATAGATGATAGCCCACTTTCGCCACTTAGTATCAGTCCCTTGCCATACCGCTTTGCGTAGTTAGCGCATTGCGTTGTCTTGCCTGATCCATGTGGCCCATAAACGAGAGACTTCGATGCGGACGCAACCGAAGTATCGTTGGTTTTTAGAGGTGTGATTTTCATGTCTGAACCTTGATTGTGGGTGAGCCGCATTCTATGGTTAGTGCTTGCTTCAGCACTTCCCTTACGTTGTCGGGAGCGGCTTCGTACTTCTTCCGATCAACGAGGAAACTTTGGTTGACGCACTCAGGAAGACCAGCAACCTCGAATGTATCTTTCAACAACTTTTTATCCCATGACCATTTCTCGGGAACCTTGATCATCAGAGTACGCCCGTCGTCCATTTCAATGGGGTATTCGCCAGCTTCTTGAGGTAGATCGCCAAGGAGTATTGCTTTAAGGTAGTCCAAAGATATTTTAACTTCTTCGCTTTTTGCCAGTAAGTTAGCGTAGGTAGCGGCATTCTCGCGCAACCTGTCTGCCTTGGGGTGCTGCGGTATGGTTAATAGAGTATCTCCGAATATCATATCGTCCATGATGTTTATCCTTGAATATTGACGATCTATTTTAAGATCAAAGGTTGTGCTGTAGTAGTGTATATGATACATCCTTGAGCATTACAAGAGGAAAACAAAAAAAATGCACTTCGATATACAAAGATTGATCGACGATCTCGGTGGAGCGCCCACCGTTGCTAAGTCGCTAGGCATCTGTCGTACCACGCCATATGGCTGGGTACGCAGAGACTTTGTTTCCTCCACTTACCTGTCAAAAATCAAAGAGGTATGGCCATTGCTTGACCTCGATCAATACTTCACGGAGGAAAGAAACTATGGAGATACTAGACGCAGCGCTAGAGTATCTTGACCGAGGCTGGGCTGTCATTCCGATTAGCCCAGACACTAAAAAGCCGCTCGTAAAGTGGGGCCATTACATAGACCAGAACATTATGCCGACCGAGCAAGAGGCATACGAATGGTTTGATAGGTGGCCCAACGCAAACATTGCGCTTCTTACTGGTGAGATGACAGGTCTTGTTGTCGTCGATTGCGACAATGAAGGGGCTGTAAAGGAAGCAAGGGATCTTGGCTTGACGCGCACACCCGTTAGTGTGCGTACCAAGAAGGGCTGGCACTATTACTTCGAGTTCCCGAAAGGGTCTGACTGGATAAAGAATAGAGTTGGGTCTGATGGAAATAGTAAAGAGTGGCCTCGCGTTGACGGGTTAGACTTGCGCGGAAGTAAGGGGTATGTCCTTGCGCCGCCGAGTAAGAACTACGAATGGCGGGTGGCCCATGGCAACGACTTCGACGACATCCCTACTTACGCAGCGCCGAAGCTCACTGCGGAGGTATCGAACGTCATAGACTTCAATTCCTTTCGGTTAGAAGGAATGAGTTTAGAAGACATTCATGTAGATCAACCGATCTGGAACCGCACTGAAGAACTTGTTTCTCGTATCGGGAAGCTGCCAGATGGAGGCGGCAACGGTAGAGATGATCGCCTTTATAAATACATATCGTCCTTGGCGGGGCAGGGCGAGACAGTTGATGAACTTATAGAGGGCGCTGGCCGTTTCATGGATGCGTTCTTTCAAAACCACATTGAAGAGAGCAAGGTTAGGCAGATGTGCGAACGAGCTTGGAGCACTGAAAGCTCTGGGTCAGAACTGTCAGCCAAGTCGAAGGCACCCGAAAAGCCGCCATCGTACAAGCCCATTACGACAAGTGACCTCGACGAACTGCAAAGTTACGTAGACAACATGAGTTTCTTTATCGACCCGATTGCGCCAACGTCAGGTACAATCATACAGGTCTTTGGATATTCTGGTCACGGCAAGTCAATGTTCGTTCGTAATGTATTGTACGCGGCATCTTCGGGTCAGCAGAGGTTTGGGCCATTCGACATTAACGAGAAGTCTAGGGTTTTGTACTTTGACTTCGAGAATAGTAGGTCGAACGTGGCCAAGTTCCTAGACAGATCCAAGCGCAGCTTCGGTGATGCGGGTAATGACTTCATGATATGGGCACCGTTCCATGATCAGCGCGACATGAACTTAATGAACGAAGCTGGCATCAAGAACTTTGAACAGTGGATCAAGGCCACGAAACCCACGCACGTTGTGATCGACACAATCCGATCAGCGTTCCCAGGTCTGCAAGAAAACTCTGCCGAGCAATGGGGGTACATCAACCAGCTATGTCTAAAGCTACGCAACGCGGGTCTGTGCGTATGGCTTCTGCATCACAGTAACAAGCCAGGTGAAAGCGGCACGTCAGGTCGTGAAGCGGGTAGCTCTAACCAGTTGACCGTACTTGAAACCCAGATCAAGGTCACACAGGTGTTCTGGGATCAGGAAACGGCAGACGTAAAGGCAGGCATCTACGAGGGTAGTATTACCGCAAGTCCATTTGTGGACATGAATGTTGCTGCGGAAGCCGAGGGCAGGCGTATAGATGTCATGATGCAGTTGCGGTATGGCAAGGTACGTGAGTGGTCAGACGTTCACGAGCCTGTATATAATATAGCCTTCACCTCTTCGACAGAAGACGACACTGTATCCATCATGTCACCAAGGACAGCGAGACAGAGAACCATGACCTTTGCTCAAGAATGGACAGACGCCTCTGGCGCAGTGAGACCACCCCTCTCTGACATAGAGATAGCAAGTCGGGTAGGTCGCCCCGTGTCTACTATAGCTGAGTGGACTGAAAAAATTAGAGCTACATCAGCCCCGTCATGGGCAGCTAACTCTCAATAAAAAAAACCCTCGACGTAGTTAATACCTAGCGTCGAGGGAGTTCTGTCTGGGAGAAAACAGTTTAGTGTAACAACTAAAGTTTAGCACCAAGACCAAAAAGTTTGCAACAAAAATCTACATTAGCTTAGATAAAATACCGAAAAGACTTTCGTACATTTGTTCGTACCCGAGGCGATAAAATCGCTGCTCTCTTTGTCTTTGTCCTGCTCTCATACGAAGTAATACATTACTTCGTATTCGCTTGCAGTCGCCTACATCGCTTGCGATTTTATCGTCTTTGTCGGAAATGTCAATAGGTACGCATATATTTTTTACCACCTAAAGTTTACACTAAGTTGTGCATATGTTACAAGTCGAGACATGTTTACGCAAGAAACGGTAACGAACGCGATCATGTCAAGAAAAATCAAGTTACCTGATCAAGAGGTGACTTGGCTCCGAAAGCATCACAATGACTTCACTCACAAAGAATTAGCTGAGAAGTATGAGGTGTGCTTGGACACGCTGAAGAGATTACTCATGCGGCTTGAACTTCAATACTTTCCAGGTGCCAAGTATCAGATCAAGCCTACTCCCGAAAGCTGGAGCAGACCCTGCATATTTTGCGGGTGCAATGAACCTCGCCCTAAGAACCAGTACAGATGCGATACCTGTGTAGACCGTGAGGGAGACGCCGAGCGCGTAACCCTTGAGCAACATCAACAGACGCAGGCTCGCAAGAAGCCTTACAAGCCAGAGGTTCCTTGGTAATGGGCAATCCACAGAAGAGAAAAGGCGACAAGTACGAAGTCGATTTGGCGAAGTGGTTCAACGAGAACATCTTCAATGAAGAGCGTTGCCAACGTGCCCCTCTCAGTGGTGGCGGTAAGATAGGATTGCAGGCTGGCGGTGCTGATATACTCGGTACGCCAGACGTGTTCATCGAAGCCAAGCGAGTAGAGAGATTAAACGTACGAGATGCGATGCGCCAAGCAGAGCGCAACATAGACCAGACAAAATCTCCCGAAGCTCCCGTAGTCGTGACGAGACGAAATCAAGAAGCACTAGACGACAGCCTCGTAGTCATGCGCCTCAAGGATTGGCGTCACATGTACGCAGCTCTTCTTGAAAAGCGAGGGTTCTTGTGAAGGTTCTGTTCTTACTTATCTGGTTTCGTGCAGTACCAGATGTGGGTGTTAGCTATCATCACTTAGGTTCGTTCGACAATGAGACTAAGTGTATGACAGAATTACGTATAGCTTCTGTCTTGGTGAACGACAAACTGGAGACAATAGAATGTATCCAGGTTCAAGTGTACAACTAAGTCACCTCCGAATGTAGGTATGTGTCCTACAACACCATATGCAAAGGACGACACTCTCGTACGAAAGCATTATTTTATTTCAATGGCACGTAGATCAAGCCCAAATTCAAAACGCGGTCGAGCAGCTAAGTCTGCGCGGCAGAAAATATTACGTACACCCAAAACTACCGTGTCGGTTAATGGAGTTGTACGCCGTGGCAGTAGCCGAAGTAATAGCCCTCGCAAGCGCAGCTAACTCTGCTTACGCAGTTATCAAGAAAGCTGTATCAAATGGTCGTGAGTTGTCTTCCGTCGCTTCATCTATAGGCGTGATGCTAGACAGCGAGACCAAGTTAAAAGACGCCAGCAAGAAAAAGAGTTCCCCTTTCACCAACCTTCTTGGCAAGGGTGCATCAGACTTCGAAGCCTTTCAGAAACTTGAAGAGATGAAGGACAACAGAAATTCCCTTCGCTCAATTTGCATGTTGTATGGAAAGCCAGGGACTTGGGAACGCTTCGTACAGTTCGAGGCCGAGGCAAGACGCAAGAGAGCGGAAGCTCAGAAGCGAGCTGAAGAAGAGGCGGAAAGAAGACTGGTCATCATTTCGTATTGCATCGCTGGCCTCATCGCCACATCGGGTTTCGGTGGCTTTGCTTACTATGTCCTTTGGTACAAGGGGGTCGTGTAATGTATGTGATGGTAGTCCTCCTAATAATGGGTAGTGAGTACAAGATACATGCGGCTCCCTTGCTGTTTGAAAGCCACAGCTCGTGCCACAAAGAGTTGGTGGATTACGAAAAGGTTTTAGAAAAGACGAAGCCTAGTAACGGTTCGTATAGTGTTCGTTGCATACAGATGAACACTTCGTCAGCAGCAGCTCCGCTGGTGCGGAGCGGCTTGATAGCCGATAGCAGAAGTTGAGGAATTGATGGTGGGCCTAGAACATATTATTACCATAGCTGTCGCAATCGCAGGCAGTGCTGGCTTCTGGTCCTTCATGGCCGTACGTGAGAAGCAACGTCGGGATGCCAACGCTGAATACCAAACTACACTAAAGACACAGGTGGACAGACTGGCGGACAAGTTGGACGAAAAGACCTCGCAAATAGAAGCACTACTGAAAGAGATAGCGGAGCTACGTTCAGATTTATCAGCAGCCAAAACAACTATCATTCACCTCGAGACACTCCTGCGCAACAGATGATTGGCAGAGCAAGACAATATATATAGCGGGCGAGCCGCAGAGTTTTATGCCGCGTACATCATGGAGAACATGGGTCTTCGTATAACTCATGTAGATCTACCGTATGATGACCTATGGGCAGCACTCCCTGGTGGACGCATCGTACGCGTACAGGTCAAGTCATCCAAGCGCCCGCAGGAAAGATCAGATCTGGTCTGCCGTACCAAGAGATACGACTTCAAAGTAAACCCACACCGACGAGCTTCTTACGATGGCGTCTACATCTTTGTGGCCCTCGACCAAGAGCTAATGTTTGCGCGTAGATGGGACGACAGACCCCCGTTTTCTATTAAAGTTAATCCCCGAGAGTTCACACGAGAACGTCAATTTGAAACTTTACGTCGGGAGTTTGACCTATGAGAAAGATAGATAGTATTGTGGTACACTGTAGTGCCACTCGACCAGATTGGATGTCAGCAGATGGCATCAACGAACAGCTAAAAGAAATAGATAAGTGGCACCGCGAGCGTGGCTTCGACATGATTGGGTACTCGTACCTAGTCTCCCGCAACGGCGAGGTCGTACAGGGTCGCCCCCTTGAAAAAACTCCCGCCGCCCAGAAGGGTCACAACACAGGATCAATCGCGATCTGTTTAATCGGTGGCTTCGGCTCCGACGCTGACGACCTAGCAACAGAACACTACACTCCCGTGCAGCTTGCCCGTGCGTACTCCCTGATCCGTGAGCTGCAAGAACAGTTCAACGTAAAGAACGACAACGTACTCGGACATAACAGAGTAAGTACCAAGGCGTGCCCAGGTTTCCGCGTACAGAAATGGCTGGCTGGCATGTCTCTTTCTGAAGCAACGCAAAAGAAACCAGAGCGTACGAAAGCTGGCCAAAGTAAAACGGTCAAGGCTTCTGCTGCAACTGTCGCCGCAAGCGCAGGCACAACTATCACTGCGCTATCAGGCATCGACCAGAATGCTCAGTATATTATCCTCGGGTTTGCAGGCATCACTATACTATTTGCTCTATACATAATGCGGGAACGATTAAAAGCATGGGCAGAAGGCTGGCATTAAATGTTCGGTATGCAAAAACTTCAACTATACGCGCTGGTTGGCGCGGCGTTCGTACTCGGTTTGCTTGGAATTTATTCGGCAGGCGTCGTGCGGGGTCAAGATAAGATCAAGCGCAAGATTGACGAGAAGCGCCTAGCCAACGTCAGATCACAAAGGAAAATCACAGATGAGATTAACGACCTTGATGAAGATGAGTTGTATCATCGCGCTACTAAGTGGATGCGCGACGATTAGTGGTGACACGTATTGTGATATAGCCAAGCCACTATACTTTCAGAACGAAAACACAGTTAACTTCCTTATCGAGAAGGACGAAGACTTGTTCAAGGACATACTCGTACACAACGAGACGCACCAAAAGGTGTGCAAATAATGTATTGATCCCTAAATATTCGCTTGCATTTATGAAGTATGGATAAACTTATTAAAAAATACAGTGCGCAACTGTCTCAACTGGAGTACGAGCTTCTAATATTAGAACCAAAGATAGACTTACCTAAGAAGCAAATGCGTACTCGCGCTTACTTCTTATCGTCTCATGCGCGACGTTGTTTCGGTGTACTGGTCATACGAAATACTCTTCACGAAGAGTTAACAACTATAACAGATACCGCCAAGTTACTTGGCATCAGTCGCAACTCTGCCGAGACGATTGCAAACGACTGCGAGGCCGAAGGTTGGGTTGCCAGCGACAGGTCTATACCAAACTATCGGTATCTTTCTGCGACCCCTTTCTTGATAGAGGTGTGGGGATCATACGCCGAAAGAGTGCGAGATGTATCAACTCGTATAGACTTTAGTGACACGCACATAGCGATCAAGGCGCTTGGAATTTAGCGCCAAATCACTTGGTGTTTTCACCGATACATTTGTAGTGCATATCTTATAGCCTACTTAATAAAAATAATAACGTAGCAGTAACAGTAGCTTGAAGGAGAAGTGTGCCTAAACAGATCGAAAGGTGTTGACAAAGATGTATCATAACCACTACATAGGAGACAGTCCAGAAACCCCTGGGCCTTTTAAATCAATCATGGATCAGTATGAAACAATGTCAAACAACACACAAAACTTTCGGTTCGAACTTGCTCGACTTGAGGCGAAGCTCGACATTATCACCAATCTCCTGCTGCAAAGTACAAATAGCGCACCAGCTATCAAGGACACTGCCAGCCCAGTTGCACCCGCCGAGCTGTCTCTACTTCGTACCATGACAGCGAAGCAGCATGTTACTGCCCAATTCTTAATAGAAGGTTGGTCAAACAAAGCCATAGGAGATGTTCTTAATATAGCAGAGAACACTGTTAAGCTGCACGTTCGGGCCGTATGTAAGAAGGTCGGCACCAAAACTAGAGGCCAAGCTGCCTTAGTAATGCACGACATACTCGACCGCGTTGACCCGACTGAGTACCAACGATCTTCGGGCGGCTTACCAATCGACTGGGCTAGAGCTTACGACGGTTCCAAGCCCGACCCATATGAAAACTTGTATCGAAAGGAGGACTAAACTTTGCCGCTCTTCAAAGTTAAGAAGCGCAGCGGTGGAAAAATGTATCAAGCGGTTGGCTCGTTCCAAGGTTTCCGCGTTCGACATTCTCTAGGAACCAATGACTACGTACATGCAAAAGAACTATGCGCTGAGTACGAAGCCAAGGTTTTAGCAGGAACTATAAAGCTCGGACAGAAATCAATCCACGGAGCACAGAACAGATTTAAATCTGTCGCTCGCCGCTATCTCAAATCGCCCCATACTGGGAGCAGCAAATCAACCAAGGAGTACGTCATGCGTCTCGTCAATCACTTCGGAGAGTTTCAGATCAACAAGATCGACCTCAACGACGTGGAAGAATATGTAGAGGAGAAGCATGTCAATCGTGGCAATGCGAACTCAACAATTCGCAGAGACCTTAACCAACTCCAAGGCGTACTCAACTTCGCTGCATCCCTCGGGTTACGTGAACCAGTAAAGTTAAAGAAGCCGCGTGAAGGCAAACACAAAACGGATACGCTATCGCAAGAAGAGATCGACACAATCTTTCCTGACTTGCATCCAGACATCCGACGCCTTTGCAACTTCCTACTCCACACTGGTGCTCGTCCTATTGAGGCGATGCGTCTGACCTATGACAACGTAGACTTCAGTAACAACACTGTAGTCCTCGGATCGTACAAAGGTGCAGACGGAGAACTCAGGGAGCGTCGGGTGCCCCTCAACGACAAGGCACTCTTAACAATCCCGCGCAGTGATCCACCCCCTGCGGCATACCCATTCATGATCGACGGGCGACCGTTCGAAACTAACAAACAGATTGGGTATCACTGGCGTAAGGTTACTGACAGGCTAGAAATAAGAAAGTCACCTTACACCCTAAGACACACATTCGCTACGCGTCTTGCGCGTAACGGAATACCGCCCAAAGTAATCGCAGATTTACTGGGGCATTCAGATCTAAAGATGGTGATGCGTTACATGAACACCACCTATGAGGATCATAAAGCAGCCGTGATGTCCCTGTAATTGGGTCAGCCACACAACTAAACAGAAGACCGAAAGTTATGAAAAGATTTATGTGTTTACCTATTGCAGATCAGAAGCGTACCGACTATTCCGATCCACGGAGACGTGGCCGAGTGGACGAAGGCGCTCCCCTGCTAAGGTATTTCCATACCAACTACCATAACTTTCGGTGCTTATTGAGCGGCCCAAGACGTGACAACTCTTGGCTTAATAATCACCTGCATCGTTAACGATGCGCCAAAGATACGGTACTAAAAATGACAAATCACACAACTTCAGTCCTTGAGATTACAAACTTAACCATCAGTGGATCAGCCTACGCCCAGACCAGTGATGGAGATACATGTTACATATCAGTCAACATGGCACAGGCAACCAACGTGGCCATCGGAGACAGATACTACGCACAGATGAAAGATAACTATCCAGAGCGATCTTACGTCGCAAAGTACATCGCCATATATCTGGACGTAAACCATGAGGAAACTTACATCGTAGGTGAGGACGAAGACTACTACGACGAAGACGGCATCGTAGTAGACGAAGATCCACAGACCACGAAGGTTGTCACAACTCAGACCCCGAGATCAGTTGTGGAAACTGTGACTGCCACACCCAGCTTGCATGATATAAGAGAACAAATGTTTAGTATTTTACTAGACATGGACAACTCTGAACTCGACGACATGATCATCGGCATACTAGACGTGGACGCGATGTCATTCGTTGATGTCCTTTGGTCTGTCCTCAACGTCAATCAAATAGCTTTGAAGGATATGAACAAGGCACAGAAAGGTTGCTACACCAAAGTCCAAAGTCGTTGCATGACGTTAGCTCGTGCGGGTAAACTGGTGGAGGCCAGCTATACCACCCACAACCCGCTTGGTCAGTCCAACACGTCGCTCGTTTATGCACGTCGAATGGAACAGGTGAACCCAACTCTCGTTTAGTAGGACGCTGGGCCTTCTCGGGTGCCCCCCTGCACACATAATAACTAAAAGAAAAGGGCGGTTAGTCACCGCCCTTTATCAATTCCATTACCCGATAAATCCTACTCGTCGGAGTAGTCGCGCCTACCAACTCAGTTCGTACGCGCTCGATCATTTTCTTTTTCCAGTCCTCATTCCTCAGTGCCAACGTCAGGGCCAGCACAAGCATGTCGTTGTCGCGCATCTCTTGCGTAACTCCACACCGCACGTAACCATCATCGTCAATCGACAGCGCGGGCGTCTTCGTGTCTGTGACGTACAATCTCTTTCGTACGTATTTAATCTCAGGTTGCTTGCTCAAAACGGCGGCTCCTCGTCCTTGTCTTTTGGTTTCCAAACGATGTCCGTGCTGAACATTGCCAGCATCCAGCCCACCAATGTCGTGGGCCAAGCGTTATCTTTTTCCATTTTTTAATTTCCATATGTTGTGCATCGCGTCCCGCTCGGATACAATATCTGGGCAGGACGCTTATTCTAACCACGCTCATGTCCCAACAGGCGGCGGTTGTTTATTGGTTTCAGCGCTACCAAATTGCGCCACAGTTTCGAACGCTAACCGCGTCCTGCACGATCACCCTTTCATTGCCTTGCCTGTCTTCATGTAGACAAACATTCGCTTACCGTGCGTCATGTTGAGCTTGTTCAAGTAGCCCTCGTCACACATCGCGTTGACATAATTTGCTACCTTCTGCGGCGTCGTCCCCAATCGGTCAGCAATCACGGGTGTAGCGACGACCTCGCCCACCTCGATTGCATTGAGTACAAGCTCGTACGTAACCTTACGAAGATCATCTCTCGCCTCCTTCTTCTCGGCGGATGTCTGATCCAGCGCTGCCTTTCGCATCATGCAGGGAAGGGGTGGACGCAGACCTTTCTTGGCCTGCATCTTTTCGAACGCCATCAAATTCTTGGCGTAGATTTCTTCGTACGTATAGCTGCTCTTAACCATTGCGATCATTACCTCTCAGGTTCTTGTTGACCAGATCGACCAAGCCCAACAGCTCGTCCATGTCGTACTTGCGCGGGTGTCCCATGGCCTTGAACTCAAGCCTCAAGTTCTCGACCTTCGTATTCATACGCTTCAACGCGTTCACGACCTCTACTGGGTTCTTAATATACATGCCTGTTATCCTTCGAATGTTGGTGCTGATGTT